TCGCCTACACGGTCGGCACCATTCTCTACTGGGATGACACCAACAACGTGGTAACCACAACCGCTGCGGGAAACAAAGCCATCGGCAAAGTGGTTCGGGCAGCTGCATCCGCAGACACCACGGTGCGCGTTCGACTCAGTCAATAACTCATCATTGGGTTCACATTACCACACTTTGAATCTCATTCATTCGCAGGAATCACTATGAAAACCAAATGTTGTTCTTTGGTACTTCTGGTGGCTGTTTGCATTGCCACCGTGTCGTTCGCCCAAGAGAAGATTTGCATCGACGGTAAATGCCACTCCGCACCAGCGGCTGGAGGCACCATCGTTCTTGATCCACTAAGGGAAGAACTGACCTTGGTGGATCAAACTCCACGAGCAACTGCCGATAAGGTCGCTGGCGACCGCTTTGACCAGGTCATTCGTGCCACGGTTCGGGTCACCGTCAGTGGCGTGTGCGGCAGCGGCACCGTTGTCGGTCGCACCTCGGAAGGTAATGCGATTGTTCTGACCAACGCCCACGTCGCTGGGACAATGCGTGGACGAACAGTCAACGTCGAGCGATGGAACACAAATGGATCTAGCGAGAGAGGAACAGGTACGATCATCTCTTCTGGGTATGGTCGAGGCACCAGCGTTGACTTCGCTCTGCTCAAGTGCAATCCAGCGTTTGCCAAGGATGTCGAACCGATTCCTTTGGCCGATCGCTATCCGAGCAACCAGTCCTCGGTAACGACCTTCGGTTGTCCACGATGCGAGTGGCCAAGCTTGCAGGTTCTTAGGCTCAACCGCAAGGAAGGTCAGATCCTTTCGTGGAAGCCCGAGGCAATCGGCGGCCGAAGCGGATCGAGTCTGATCGATTACACCGACGAAGGTCCACGCGTCGTGGGCTTGCTGACCTGGGCTGGTGGAGGCGAGGGACTAGGACAATCGACTCCGTTCCTGCTCAGTGCGATGCGAGGCAAATTACCAGCCACGCTCGAGGGCTTACCTGCCGGCACTCGCGAGGTAAGCTGCCAAACCGATGAAACCGAGATGATCGCCCAGGTTCCTTCGACAACAGAAGGTGAGCCTTTGCGGTGGCCACTTGGCTTGCTCGCTCAAGCACAGGTGCAAGATGACGTGATCGATTCCATTGTTGATCGACCACGAACCAAGCCCGCTCCCCAAGAGCCAGACGATTCCGGTCTACTCCGCGATCGCCTGCCCCTTGGTCCGCAGTGGACCCCAACCGGCTTGGTCGCCACGTCGGCTGCATCGAGCATTCTTTTGCTTCTGGGATTGCAGTATGGCCTGCCGCTGGTGCTCCAAGCCATCCGAAACGCGAGGAAGTCCAGAGGCAACACCTTGCTCACGGACGACCAATTCAAGCAGTTGCTCGACCAATACCAGCAGCTCCTGAAGCTGTTGGAGCAAAACGGCAAGGTTCCTCCGGACATCAAAACCTAATCGGAGCATCGCCATGGCGGATATGCTTCGCGCTGGCCAAGAGTGGCTCGCCAATCAACTCAAGATCCATGCCTCGACCACTGTGGTCTATCAGCGTGGAGCAAATCAAGTCAGTGTCTCAGCCACTATTGGTCGGACGCTGCTGAAACTCGAGGACGGTTACGGTGGTGTCCACATGCAATGGACTGACCGCGACTATTTGATTCAACCTGCCGACCTCGTGCTCGGCGCAACCCAGACGCTTCCGGAACGTGGCGACACGATCCGCGAAGCCCAAAACGGAAAGGTCTACATCTACGAGGTGATGGCTCCCGGAAGTGAACCTCACTGGAGATGGTCGGACCCCCATCGCAAACTCCTTCGCATTCATACCAAACAGATTGGAATCGAGTGATGCCCGCAAGTATCGTCGCCATCGCAGATGCAGTGACTGCAGAGCTGAACGGCAACTCGTTCAGCCAGTCGTTCACAGCACAGCGGCTTTACTTGCCAGTCTTCGACCTGCAATCGATGTCTGTGATGAAGTTAACCGTCGTCCCCAAGGGGATCACAAGCCAGTCGCTGGATAGATCGCGAGATAGTTTTGATTACCAGATCGATGTTGCGATTCAGAAGAAAGTCGCCAACGAGATCGCAACCATCGATGCATTGATGCTCTTGGCTGAGGAGATCGGGGACTACTTTCGAACCAATCCACTATCAAGCTACCCAGGTGCTCGATGCATGAACGTTGAAAACACACCGGTCTACGCGTTGGATCATTTGCAGGAATTGCGTCAATTCACCAGCGTCTTGACTCTCACCTTTCGCCTTTGGAGATAGCCGATGACCACCGGTGATGTTGGCCCATATCGCATGCAGTTCACCAATTCTCGGGGAATTACACGCGACATCCCAGGACTCGATGACCTGGACGATATGTTCAAGGTCAAATCGATCCAGAAGAAGTTTCGGGATTCTTGGACCCGTCCTCTGACGGATCTTTGGGAAGTGATCACCAGCGGTGGGTCGACAGCAAGCGTATCGGCCGGAGTCTTGACCATCGCCTCGGGAACGACTGCAGGTGGATTCGTCGAACTGCTGTCAAGAGAAACATTCACGATTCCCTTCCGAGCCATGATCGCTGTGCAGTCGGGTGCAACACGGCAAGCCAACACGCACCACATCATCGAAGCCGTTTCGGTGGATCCGACCACTGGGATTCCGGATGGCAAGCACAGCCTGAACATCGATGTCGGTGGTGCAGCGTCCACAACTGTAACTCAGATGGTGTATAGCGTGCAGAACGGAGGCTTAGCTCCGATTGCATCAGCAGCATCCACCATTGTCACCACAGCCTCGTATTCGATTCTCGAGCTCGAGCCGTTTTCGGACGAATGCTATTTCCATTCCCGAGCGATGGACTCAACGAACGGGCGTTCCAATTCCTATGTTCGCCACCAGCAGATCCCGGATCCCACCGCGACGTACAAAATCCGCATTCGCTCAATGAATCATCAAGCTTTTCGTTCGGTAAGTGGTGCGGTCGCGGGTCCGGGAAACGTGATTCGATTAACATCGACAGCCCATGGATATACGGGAACACAGACCATTTGGGTCGATCATCTTTCCGGGGTCACCAACAACGGAGCGGCCGTACGAGGAAATTATTCCGCAACGGTCATCGATGCCAATACCCTGGATCTGACAGGAACGGCTTTCGGTGGTGCCTACGTGGCCGGTTCAGGGCAGGTCGCCCTTGCGGCAGCGCCGGCAGCCAATATCAATTTCCAATCTCAGTTCATCAATTGCCAGGATTATGCAGAGCTGACCGCAGAAATAACCGCAGGCCGAGGGCAAACGGTCGTCGGACAAGGTCTTGGTGTGATTCTCACCGGAGCCACTGCAACCACGACCAACATCGGAACGGTCACCGCTAACGTCGCTGGCCAAGCGGCCCACGATGCGGTCATTGCTGGCAGTCCGGTTCGCGTGGCAGGTCGCGCTTTGACGGCAGCCTATGCCAGCGTCGCGTCCGGAGACGTCGCTGACCTAGTCACGACTCTGCAAGGCGTGCTCGTGACTCGGCCTTGGCAGATTCCCGAACTGGAATGGGCTTATGCCTCGGTCGCGGGCGGTGTGATCAACACTACCGATGTGGCACTCGTCGCAGCAGCCGGTGTAGGACTTCGCCGCTACATCTGTTCGATGCAACTCTCGAACAACTCCGCGGTAGCCACTGAGATCGTGCTCAAGGATGGTACCACGATCATTTGGCGAGGTCACTTGCCTGCCAACGCTCCGATGGCCGAGATCATCTTCGAAAACCCACTCAAAACAACCGCAAACACGGCATTGAACTTCGCGTGCATCACCACCGGTGCAGCGGTCTACGTCAACGCACAAGGATTCACTGCACCGTAAACCATGATCGACGTCAAAGTCACCACCAGAAAATCATTCGACAAGGTCAAGGCCAAGGCCCAGCAAGGCAACTTCAAAAGCCTGGGACATGCGGCTGCGTCGATTCGTTTGATCGCTCGGCGATCGATCCGACGTCGTAAATCGGCCGCAATGCCTGGCTCACCACCCAATACCCGTCGAGGTCAGTTGAAACGATCGATCATGTACTCGCTCGACAAACAGCGTGGCGTTGCCATCATCGGTCCCGACTTCGATGTGGTAGGTGCAGCCGGCAAGGCCCATGAGTTTGGTGGGAGGTTCCGTCGAGAGCGTTACCCCAAACGACCGTTCATGGGACCGGCGCTTGAGAAAGTCAGAGATCGCTTGCCTCCGATGTGGGCAAACAGCATTCGATAAGGAGAAACTAGTATGCCAGCCAAACTTGGATTAGATGCAAAGCTCTACCGTAATTCGGGAACGTATGCGACTCCCGGATGGGATGTCATCGGAAATGTCCGCGACCTAACGCTCAACCTGGAAACAGGGGAAGCGGACGTATCCACGCGTGGCAATAACGGATGGCGCGCAACGGTCGGCACCCTGAAGGATGCTTCGCTGGAATTCGAGATGGTGTGGGACACGGCTGATGCGGACTTCACCGCCATTCGTGATGCCTTTCTAAATAACACCACGATTGAATTCGCAATCATGGATGGGCTCATCAGCGGCGTCGGTAGTAGTGGTTCGCAAGGACTGCGCGCTCTCTTCCGCATCGCCAGCTTCTCACGCAACGAAGCTCTCGAAGAAGCCATCACGGTATCGGTTACTGCTAAACCAACTTATTCGATCAATCCACCCGCTTGGATGACGATCGCTTAGCCATTTTCCTCGCCATCAGATCTTTGGGGATTTTAGAAAATGCATAGTTTTGTTGATAACTCCCGACGGACATGGGAAGTCGCGGTCAACATCGCGGCTGTTAAACGGATCCGAGGTCTGCTTGGGATCGACCTGTATTCACTGGTCGACGATGGATTCAAGTCTCTCTCCAAACTTGTCTCCGATCCGGTCACTCTGGCCGATGTCCTGTACTGCTTGTGCAAGGATCAAGCCGAGAAACAATCGATCAGCGATGAAGATTTCGGCAGATCACTCGCTGGCGATGCGATCACCCAAGCTGCGGATGCATTCGTCGAGGAGCTGATCGATTTTTTCCCAGATGCCCGCGCCAGGGCGAGCCTTCGCAAGGCGATCGAAGCGGGCAAGACGGTCAGGGACAAGGTTCTGAGCCACGCGGAGAAGATCCTCGATTCGATCGACCCCGAAACCGAAGCCAAGAAGTGGATCAACTCGTCTGGCACTTGGCCGGAGTCCTCGGCTGTGATCCCGGACCATTCAGCCTCCGGGAGCTAATCGCGATGGGCGAAGCGCGAAGCCAGGTTCTCTGGAATCATACATCCAGTGTTCTGGCAATGCTCGCCAACATCCATCGCGATGCCAAACGCTCGAAGATCTATCACCCATCGGATTTCAATCCACATGGGAAGAAACGGAGCCAACCACGCACGATGGTTGGGATCGAAGCTCTCAAACACGTTTTCATTGATCGGATGCAAGAGAAACAGTAACGATGGCATCAAGCTCCAGTATCAAAGCCGGTTCAGCCTACATCGAGCTCTTCACCAAAGACTCTCGTCTGGTGAAGGGGCTCAATGATGCATCAAAGCGGCTTGATACCTTTGGCAAAAGTCTTCAAGGGATCGGCACCAAAATGGCGATGCTCGGTGCCGGAATCGTCGCTCCACTGGCAGGGGCAGCCAAGGTGTTTGCCGACATGGGAAGCGATATGGTCGACATGAGCCAGCGTACCGGCGTGTCGGTCGAGGCCCTCTCGGAACTGGGATTCGCTGCTGAGCAATCCGGTGCCGACCTTGGAACGCTCGAAGGTTCGCTCAAGAAGATGCAGAAAATGCTCTTCGAAGCGGCCTCCGGATCGCAGTCAGCCCAAGAAACACTTGCATCACTCGGACTGAGTTTTGCGCAGCTCTCGAAGCTATCCCCCGACGAGCAGTTTAAGCTCATCGCCGATCGGATGTCGCAAATCACCAATCCGACGCTTAAGACCGCGACCGCAATGGCGATCTTCGGGAAATCAGGCACGCAATTACTGCCGATGCTTTCGAGTGGTGCCAAAGGAATCGAGGAACTGCAGCAGCAGGCTCGCGACCTTGGGCTAACCATGGCAACCGAAGATGCCCAAGCGGCCGAAGCTTTCGGTGACCGCATCGACGTACTGTGGAAAGTCCTCAAGAAGACCGTATTCACCATCGGCTCAGCGCTCGAGCCTGTCCTCTCCTCGATGATTGAGTCGACAGTCCGAATAGTGGTCACCATCAGCGACTGGATCAAAAACAACAAGGAACTCATTGTCACTGTTTTCAAGATCGGCATGGCGATCGCAGCCGGCGGTGCCGCGATCGTCGCTCTGGGTGCTGCCGTTGCTGGGATCGGAACCGTCCTCGGTGCGGCAGCCACGGTACTCACCGGCATTGGCAGCGTGTTTGCGTTCTTGGGGACCGCGATCGCGGCACTCATGTCTCCGATTGGCTTGACCATTGCAGGTCTTGCGGCGTTAGTCGGCTACTTCGTCTACACAAGTGGTGCTGGGGCGCAAGCGATGCAATGGCTCGGTGAACGGTTCGGTGAACTCAAGGATACAGCGCTCGCTGCTTGGCAGGGAATCGGCGATGCACTCGCAGCGGGCGACATCGCACTGGCAGGCAAAATCCTGTGGCTGACCTTGAAAATGGAATGGCAACGTGGCGTCGCATTCCTGCAATCGAAGTGGCTGGACTTCAAGGGATTCTTCATCGGTATCTTCCAAAGTGCCGTCTACAGCGTCGCAGGATTGATGACCGACGCTTGGGCAGGCTTGCAAACCGGCTGGCTGGAAACCACCCATTTCATTGCCGATAGCTGGACGGTTCTGATCAGCCTTTTGCAAAAGGGATGGAATCGATTCAGTGGATTCTTTCAAAAGGTCTGGGCCCGCATCCAAGGTCTCTTTGGAGACACAAACGCCGAAGACCAGATCGCAAAGATCAATAACGAGATCGCTCGCCAAGACGATCTGATCAACAACTCGCAGAATCAAACGATCCTCGATCGTGAGAAAGAGCGCCAGAAGGCACGCAACCAGATCGAGCAAGATCGCCAAGGCGCACAGTCGGCACTCTCGAACATGCAGGCCCAAGAGCAATCGGCTCTAGAAGCAGCCAACCAGAAGGCACTTGCTGATTCGGCATCAGAGCTGGAGAAAGCTAGAGGTGAGTGGAAAGCAGCTCTCGGCGAAGCAGCAGCCAAACGGGCGGAAACATCCCCAGGGTCGACGAGCAAATTTTCGTTGTCCGGTCTAGATCTTCCCAGCATCGATGGCCTTGATCAGACACTCAACGAGACCAAGAAGAAAACGGATGTTGTGGGGACATTCAACCCGATCGCTGCCATGAACCTCGGATCCGATTCGCTTGGCGAACGAACCGCACGTGCCAGCGAAGAGGTCGCGACCAATACCAAGAAACTCGTACAGCACGCACAAAGTGGCGGGTTGGTTTTCGGATAGGAGATTCGCATGCCTGACCCCATCATTGTGGAACGATTCGATTCCAAGCAGTTGCAGGAAAGCAAGGACGATCCTACCCATGATCTGATCTACATGATCATGAACACGGAAAGCTATTCCGTGGCTAAAGGTATGATGGCCGGCACGATTCCTCCCAAGGTCGGTGAACTCTTTCTTGACCATTTCCGAGTGGCGCACTTAGGAAATGGCGTGTGGGAAGGGACCGCCCACTACGTCAAATGGAAGAGCGAATCGCAATACTCGTTTGACACAGGAGGTGGTAATCAGCATATCAGCCAGAGTATCGCCAACGTGGGCGGCTACAGCGCTCCGGGATTCATCGCACCCAATTTCTATGGTGCCATTGGAGTCACCGACGATCGGGTCGAAGGAACCGACATCACTGTCCCAGTCTTCAACTTT